ATTAAATTAGCATTTGTTAATATGTCTTCCTCACGGGCAGTCATATATTTCATTTCTAGGATTCCACTTCTTAAGGGAGAATCTTCTGGATAAAGTAAGCCTCTTGAAGGTAGGGTAACTTCCTCTGCGGGAAATTGTTGTTTTGTTTCTTTCATAACGTTATTTATTTATTAAAACTAATTCAGATATACATATATGTAAAATAAAGAAAGCGCCAAAAAGGCGCTTTTAATTTTATAAATTTTCAAATTAAATACAGTTACTGTAGTTTGTAGTGACATGTTTTATTTTATATTGTAAGTAAGCTTGATGTTTTTTTCTACAGTTTGGAAATGGTTTAGTGCGTAATAAATTTAATTTATCACTCCATAACTGGTGTTTTTGATTAACCCAATTACAGCCTAAGTTATGTTGGTTTTTAAAAATTTCCCATTCAGTCTTCCACGTATCTGGTGCAGTCCCCGCTGGGTAGGGCCCGTTTGGCATTAGGGGTAAATGACAAGATGATGTTGAACTACCTGGTATTGTTTGTTCCTTTTGGATTTCTTTTAGGGATTCTTTGATAATGTTTTTTAATTGTGATAATTTCACGTTTTAATAATTTAAGATGGCGTAATCCATTACTATTGTCATTGAAATATTTGCTGGTGTATCTGAAGCCCAATCCATATCACCAAAGTTTGCTTGTTGACAATAAGCTCCTTTTAAAATCCATTCTTCTACAACATCACCTACTGGTCCTAATGTTTTAATTCTAATTTCTTTTTTATAGAAATCAGAATAACCATCTCTACCTGTAACTGATTCGTGTGACAAACGAACCCATTCCATTACTGCTTGAGCACCTGATGGTGTTACGGGGTCATATAAATCAACTGTGATGTTATCCCAATTAGCTTTACCTTTGATTTTTCTTTTCACGTTAATGTGATCAAGAGTTACTTCTCCAAAGGTAACACTTGGACGAGAAATTTTCTTAATAAGGTATGAAGGGATGCCATCAATTGACATTAGAAACCTATTTTGTAATTTAGGTTCGAATGCGGTGAACATCATTTGTGTTGAGTCTAATATTGCCATTTTTATTGTTTTATTTTATTCCGTTATAAATATAATACTTTTAAGTTTTTATGATGGGAATGTTGCTCCCGTTGGTAATACATTAAAGTCAAGTACTATAAATTCAGCTGTTTTGGCTGGTTGTAAATATATCGCGCCAACTAATTGATTTCTATCAATTATGTCTGGTGTATTATTATTTTCGTCCATTTGTACTCTAAACGCATATAATCCTTGTCTTTGTTGTACTGATTCTAAATATGGATTAACTATTCCCAAGAATCTGTCTCTTGTTTCAATTGTGTTTTGTTCGAATAATAAGTATCTTGAAGAACTTGCTATAAATTTCTTAAGGGCAATTAATAATCTTCTAACATTAATTCTATCAAGAGCTGTTGATCTTTCTTGTAGTGTTTTCTGACCCCAAATACAAACTCCTGTTGCTGGGAATGTTGCGATTGGATTAATTTTATTATCATATAAAACATCTCTTTCAGATTGACTTAATCTTATTTTAGCTTCAATTACGTTTCCTAATACACCTCTATTTAAACCTGCTGGTGCAAACCATTCAGCTCCAATTCTGTCTGAAGCTGCTATAGCTCCTGGTACAATTACTGAAGGGGGTACAAATATTGGCTTATTAGCGGCAGTATCAAGTACTTTAACCCATGGATAATATACAGCAGTGTAGTTGCTATCTAAACCACTTACTTGACTTACTGTATTATTTATCGATGAATCTTTAGTATTTAAATCCATTACAAAGAATGCATCTCCTCTTTCTTCACACATATCAATACCCGCGTTTGTAACTAATGGATGGTATTCATGGATAACTCCTGGCATAGCTAACATATTGATATCATATTCGTCTTGATTTGATAAAATATCTAATGCTTTTTTATATCCTTTATATCCTGCTTTATCTGTTGCACTTAAATCAAAACCATATAAATTAGTTTTAGCTGCGTATGCAGACCCTATGTGGGTACTTTCAGCTCCTGTAAATATAGGTTTCCATGGTGCTATACCATCGCTTCCCCCTTGGAAAGGAACTGAGAATTTTATTTGGTTTGAAGTAGGTCCAGTAGCTCCTGTTACATCAATTGAAGCACTTAATGAACCTGACCATAAACTTGAACTCGTATGTCCAAAATGTTCATCAACATTAAATTTACCTGATATGTTTGATTGCTTACTATCAGGTAATGGTCTCATCCAATTTGTATTGTCTTGTGCTTTTTCTTTAAATCTCCATCCTAAATATCCTTTTGAACTGTATGTGTGGCTAGTTCCTAATGATTGTGAAACTTCATAAGAAGCTGAAGGAAATACACAAATAGAGTTTGCAACTGCAGTTGTTAAGATAGGATCATATATTGCTGCAAAACCTTTTGGTGATAATTTTGGTGATGTTGATTTTCCTTCTACAGCTGCGTCTACTTCTACTCTAACATAATTTGAAATGTTTGGATAATTACCTAATAATTCAACTTTATTTAATGTGTCATTATATTGTGGGTATCTATCCCCAATCTTTCTTGCAATATAACCTGAGTCATCAGGATTAAGATTACAATTATTAAATTGTTCTAAAATGATTGGGTTTTTATCTGTGTCTCCATATTTTCTTACAATTACTGAAAATGTTGAGTATTGTTCTTCGTTGTCTATGTCTGCTGGTTCTCTTAAATTAGCTATTGAGACTTTATATTCTAAGTTTGTTGAAGTACCATGAACTATTGTATGGAATTTAAATAAGTCTTTTACTGTTTTACTAGAACAATCAGTACCTGTACATGATCCTAATTGACCTGATTGAATCATTGGTGTTGAAGCGTATGAATAGCACTCAGCTGTGGGAGCTACACTACCACTAAATACCGTTTTAGTACCTGATGCTGATACAACTGTTACTATTGAATGTGAAGTTAATTTAGGATAGCCTTTTTGAGCGTCTACTATTGTTCCATTTGTTCCATCTGAATTTGTAGCTGCAGCTCCTATTGCTTGTTGTTGTAACTTTTGAAAATTTATGTAAGAATATCCAGGAGTTCCTGCGTATGTTACAACTCCATCTTTGCTATTGTCTGGAGTGTATCCTAATTGTTTTGGTAAATAATCAGCTCGGGATGGATCTAAAGAGGCAGAAAGTGTTGTAGTTGAAACATTAGTTCCACTTAAAGTTATATTAAAACCAGTGCTTATATAACTACCACTAAGTACAGTAGCTGAACCACTTTCTATTTTTGAAGAAATTAAAGTAGGTGAAGTTGCTGCGTTTTTTGAAGGAAGAATAGCACCTAATATTATACCACTACCTGCTGTGTAGTTTTGAACTATAAATCCATTTTGTACTCCTGAATTTCCTACTCCTACACTTCCCGCAACTAAATAAGCTGGTGAAATACCTGTGTCACCTCCAAACCCATATCCTCCTCCTGCTAATACTCTACATACAGTTACTGTTCCTGCATTTTTTAAGTATTCTCTTACTGTTTGTGGTACAAATGTATTGGAATCTAAAGGCCCGAATTTTCTTTCGTAATCTGCAAAGCTATTAACTACTGTTGGTACGAATGCTGGTCCCTTAACTGTAGGTCCAATAATTGCTGCTCCAATTGCTCCTACTCCTGCTGGTAAGAATGATAGGTCATTTTCTCTTGTAAATACACCTGGTGAAATAATTTGTTCTGCCATTTTATATTATTTTTATAATGTTATGTCTGGTTGGTTGTTCCTATATAAATATGAAAGAAAACCACAAACCAAACTAATGTAAGCGATTAAATTAAAAATCTAATCGCTAATAAATATAAAATAAATCTGTAAAACTATTACGAAGGGATAAAAGTACCTGTTTCTATGTCTATACTTCCTTTACCATATTTAGATGATAATTTTTTTGCTATAGAACCTTCTTTTTTTTCTAAATTTTTTAATTGATTTTTTAGATTATTTTCTGCTTCTTCTAATTTGATTTTTTCAACTGAAATTTGGCCTAATTGAAAAGTTACTGTATCTAAAGATAATCTTAGGTCTTTAATTTCTTTAAGTTCTTGTTCAGAAAAGGATGTTGGTGATGATTTAATGTCGGAAGGTTTTGGTAGTTTTTTGTCTTGTATTGCCATAACTTTTATTGTTTATATATACATATATCAGAATTACCAAGACCCACCATCTATACTTGCACTTATTGAACCATAAATATAAATATCTCTCCAGGGATTAGTAAGACTACCTAAATCATATCGGGGGGCCGCAGAAGATGAAGGGATTATAGAGCCTCCTACTTCTAATGTTTTTATACCTACTTCAAATGTGTTATTTTCTTGTGATCCTAATGCCATATCTCCTATTCCCGGGGTTTGGAAAAAAGCTTTATGGGCTGATATATTTGAATCAAAAGTAATTAAATCGGTTGTTGTATTTAAATCGTCTCCTTGGAGTTTGAATATTGATTTTTCAGATTTATAGAATATAGTGCCTTCTCTAACATTAATAACCATATCGTTAGGTCCAAAATCAGTAGGTTGGGGGTCTTTATATTTTATTTTAATAGCCATTATGGGTTTTTAAGAATATTTACTTCAGTAATAAGTCCATTTATTTTATCCATTAGAATTCTTAATCACTATAAAATGATAAAGATGTATTAAAATGAAAAGTTCCTGCACTTGCATTATATCTGTTAATAACGGGTATGATTAAATCTCCTGATCCTAAATTAGGGTTTTGTAAAGTAGCATTAAATGTTCTCATTTTGGGGTTTCCTTTACCTTTAACACTTGCACTTGCTATTACGGTAACAGCTAAATCGGTATTACTCTCATCTACAGGGGATACTTTTAATAAAGCTATAGAAGCACTAATATTATTAGAGTTAGTTATAACCCCCCTCCACATGGACGCTGTACATGCATAAGGTACTATATATTTTGAACCTTGCATACATTTTTGAATAGTTAATGTATCACTACCATCATCGATATCTCCAACTATTGATGTGTCATCCTCATACATATCTGCTTTTTGATCAGATTCATGGTTTGAATGATACCAATTATTATTAGTAGTCATATGTTGATCTCCATCAGCGTCTACTACAGTGCTAACTCCTTGAAACTCTTTAGTATTAGATATTTTTATAATATTGGAACCCATTATTGTTCCACTTGCACTAACAACACTAGCGGTTACTGCTCCAAATTGAAAACTGCTTGATACTGATGTTCCCCCCGTAGAACCATAATATAAAGATCCTTCAGTAGTATTAATTGCAAGTTCTCCTGCTGATAGTGAAGAAGGTGCTCCTGTGTTTTTATTTTTTATTATTATTGTACTTGCCATATTATTTTTATTCTATTATACATATTTACCAGGTCCCTCCATTTATTGTAACAATATTTGATGAGAGAGCAGTTATAGCTCCACTTGAACTAACTTCACCCGATGTTATTATATTACCACTTGCACTTATATTACCTGAGGCTGTTATATGTTGATCTGCAGCTGCACCAAGTTCTATAGTGTCCCCCCTAAGGGTGGAAGCTTTATTAGTTTGACCAAATATTATTTTAGGATCATTAAAAGAAACTGCAGTTTTGCCATCTACCCAATATGTACTTGCATATATATCTCCACTTGCACTTATATTACCTGAGGCTGTTATATGTCCTGTATTACTTAGTTGTACTTGTGTTGTGGTTGAACCACTTACTTTTATATTTCCTGAAGATGTTGTTGATCCATTAATAACAATCTTATCACCCATTCCATTTCCTAATGTTGTATCCCCCTGAAATGCAACTGTACCCGCTACTGTAAGATCTGTTGTTATATATGCATCGTTTGTTATATATAAATCAGCTGATTTTACTGTGCCTGATGCTGTTATATTCCTAAGCGAAGCATCACCTTCAAAACTTAATGCTCCACCTACTGTACCATTTTTAACTAATACAAATTGATGGCCTAAACCTGTAACAGAACCCCCATTACCATCATATGCATATGCTAATCCATAATGGTTACCAAAATCATCTGAAGCTGTATCTATTTTATATACTGTACCATTATCATCATTTACACCTATACTCCAAACACCTTGTACTTCATCACCACCAGTACCATAAATACCTAAAAATCCTTCACGACCAGACCTTATATTTCCTGAGGCTGTTATATTACCATCATATGTTCCTTGAATTAATAAATTACCTGAGGCTGTTATATCGCTTGTAAAATAGGCGCCTTTTTCGTCTATTATTGCAACATCATCTGCTCTATCTCTAAATATATGTTGACCTACTTCATCACCATCAGAATCTGCTATATAAATTATGTCTGTATTTGATTTAAGGGTTTCAGTCCAAACATTGCTTCCATATATATCACCACTTGAACTTATATTTCCAGAAGCAGTTATATTTCTACCAATCGATAAATCTTTACTTGAACTTATATTACCTACAGCACTTATAGTACCTGAGGCTGTTATATGAGACCCAGCATTTATAGCACCACTTGCACTTATATCACCTATTACGTGAAGTTTTGCACCTGGGGTTTTTGTTCCTATACCTAATTGTACATCTGATCCACTGATAAAATTATCATTTATGCATGAT